ATGCGCCAAGTCACTGGATTAGTTGCGCTTACTGTCATGCTCATCTCATGCGGCCAGGGAGTGACGGTGAGAGTGGTAGAGCCTCGGCCAAAGGAGATTGTGGTGGGGCAGAGGGGACATTTTGTCCTCGATAGTCAGGAAAGTAGCGCAGCGATTAGGTCGGGCACTCTCGATGTAGAGGTAAAGTCAGTAAGTGACCTAGAGGTATCTCTAGAGGGGAGGGCATCGGTAAAGACGCTAATCGGTCCAAAGGACTTTAATGTGGCTAGTAGTCTTGAAAGTGGGATTCTTACCAGGGAATGGCTATCGCAGCTGAGAGATGTGAAAACGTACCAGGCCAAGAATGCGCTCATTAGCTACGAGGGGCTAAGTGCTGATGCCTGCGACAAGGTGAGGCTCAGTGAGATAGTGGGATATCCGAATCTGGCGATTGAGCCCACTGTGTGTTTGCAGACACGGACCATTCCCAGTGTGGCCGTTTATGTGACAGAGAGTGGGCAGACATTTACTGCGTTCTTTAGAGCGGATGAGTAGCGGGCAAATTTTTTACTGCGCCGGTCGCTTAGATAACCCCATTAGCTACTTAACCCCATTAGCTGCATCAGCCGGACACCGAGAGAGAGGAAAGCAGTAGGTCGAACCTTTTATCTAAGGTGAACGTAGGGAAGATGAGAGTAAGTAGGGTTGGGGAATGTCATTGAATTTGAGTGAGGTTCTTAGGAGAGAGGCTCCTAAGTGCAGGGAGTACCGGAGGTACTAATAGACGCGTTGATCTCACTCACGGCGGTGCTCTGTCAAGGCAAAGCTAAAAAGGCTAGGACGATCCCAGCCATAACAATTCTGTAAATGGTAAGTTATAAACTAGTAGCCGTTTGTCTTAATGTGAGCCCGCATGGTTCCGGTTGAGCCTCCCGTGTGGTCCCAAAACACCCTAGCCCAGTTGGCGCACAGGTCATTTTGGGCGAATGCTGTTGTTGCAGAGCCGGTCAGATCAACGTGATTTGGCAGCGTGTTCCAATCGGTGGGGGTCTCGTCCAGGCCGTCGAGGCTCACTTGGACATAGCACTTACCCTTGGCGTTTCCGTTTACTACGTGGGCATGAAGGCCGATAGTGAAGGCCGAGGAAACGTCAACAGCGGCCGAATAATGATCTGCCGGAGCGCTAAGATTGTCTAAAGCTTTGTAGGTAATGAATCTCATGTACCGGGTCTCCTTTTTTTGAGTGCCGCTACGATGCTCATCTCATCCTCTGGGTCATACTGGTCGGTAATGTCGGTAGGATGCAGGTGATCCAGAACTGATGACTTCATGTCAGGATTCTTCACGTATGAGTAAGAGAGGCCAGCGGGAGTGTCTGGGCCAAAGTTGGGAAACTCGTCCCGGCGGCGTTCCTCGGCGTGTGGCTCGCCAGTGGTGTCGATGCGCTTAGGTAGGGCACTGGGTTCTTTTAGGTCCCAAGATTGCTCGTCTTTGGCTACGCCTGGTGCGTCACCTTCCACTGGGCTTTCTGGGTATCCGCGTTTTACATCGGCCTCGACACGGCCGCCCATCCACTTACCGGCTCTTTTTTTGGCAGTGCGTGCGGTCTCAAGGGCGATAGCGATAGCTTGTTTGCGCGGTTTTCCCGCCTCAGTCTCTCGGCCTATGTTTTTACCGATGCTCTTTTCCGAGTAGCCTTTAATCAGCGGCATATAATGCTCCTTTAATAGTGTTCAAAAAGGTCCCAAATAGCTTCGTCAAATTTCCTTGGCCATTCATGCGAGCCGTCCCAGCTGCACCAAACTGTATCAAAAACGCGACATGCAGCTGGCCTGATACAGCCGTATAGGTCGGGAGCTAGCCAGACCTCTGAGCAGCCGTTGTTACTGGCATAATTATACCGCGTCCGGTCTCCCACTGAATAGGGAACGATTTTATCATTCCTGCCGTGAATACCAATGGAGGGGATGCGAATAGTAGTTTCTGTTCCACCCGCGACATAAGCCATGGCTGAAATGTCGGCACGTCTTTGCGTGATGAGCCAATTAACAAAAAAAGCACCATCACCGTACCCGGTCACGTAGACCTTGCCGATGCAGTACTTCTGCTTGGCGTATTCAATCATCTGATCAAAAAACTGAACGTCGATGCCGTTTTCAGTTTGCTGCCATGTCTGATAGGCGGCATGAGGGTAAAAGAAGATGGTTTTATTGTCGGCTTCCATCTCAAGATTACCAGAGATGTTTCTCATCCATTCTTTTGACATACCATAGCCGTGGTACTGAATGACGAGCCTACCAAAAGATGAGGAATTGTAGGCATCGGGAACAACATCAAGAAAGTGTCTGCCGCCGATCATTTGAGATGATACGCGGGGATATTTAATTTCGCTTCCGCAACCATTGGCGTATGCACTGACTGAGCACATAAGCAAAAAAATTGCGGATAGTAGTTTCACGAGATGCCTCTCATTACTTGATGAAGTAAACGAGCCGCGCAACAATTTATCCAACTAAAACTGCAGTAAGTCTGCCGTAAGCAGCCATTGTACCAGCCGAAAAGGCTGAGAGCGCTTTCATATAATATGTTTGCACACCAGTTGTTATAATTACTCTATAGTTTGGAATCGCAAGATATACATCGACTGTTTTTGGCACTAGTGGAAGCGTAACAAAATTATCACCAGCATTAGAGCCAGTTGAGTTATTTCCAGCAACCGTGCCTATAGCGCTGCTACAATATGTACCGGTTATTGCTGTTAATTCAGTAAATGCACAAAAACTAGTAATGTCCCAAGTGCCAATGCCAAGGGTTATAGATGCGATATCGGTATATGTTGTGGTGGTTAAATTAACCCTAGACCCGTATGCAATATAGGACCTTACCTGATATCCGATATAACCAGGTGGTATTGTTGTTCCCGAGCTATCACCAGAGATTAATGCTCCAGTGCTAAATGTCTTTTTCCCCGCAAAAGTCTGTGTTCCTGTCCCAACTAAACCAGGGCTTGTTGCTGTTGCTAGGCCGCTTGTATTGCCAGTGAGTGCGCTGCTCGTCATGGTGCTACCTCGTCGATAATTGGTGCTACAGGTATAGCTAGGCCGGTGTCTGGATCAAGGCCTTGAAATGCTCTATTAGCTTTGATGATTTCTATAACAGCGTCGTAGCGATCATCAGCAATATCAATCTCGGTTACTTCGGTAGCTGTAAGAGCAATGCCTTGCTCACCTAGAAGGTGATAGCCCTCCGGTGTCCACAGTGTCTCGCCTGGCTGAAGTGTAATAATCATATCGGCCTCAAATTTTTATGATGTGATTAAAGGCTATGTTAGCTGGGCGTGTCTCAGAGCCGGTGCGCGGTGTGCCGTTTGTTCCATCGGTTGCCGGTGATTGCACTTGTTGAGTATAACCAACTAGCTGTGCGGTCGTTCCAAACAAAGCTACACTGCTAGAACCTGCCCCTCCAATTGATCCTCTAACAACCAATGAATCATTTGTTTGATTATGGTAATGACCTTGAACAATGTCACCCTGCCTAGTAGCCAGTGTCCGAGTGTATGCAATGCTGCTAATTGTCTGACTACCAACACCGCTAATAAATATTCCAGAAGTGTTAGGCACGTTAAACGTAGTTGAGCCGTCGCCTACACCGTATGTCGTGCTTAGCAATGCAAATAGCGTTGCGTACGTTGTTCTACTCACTGCACTGCCGTCGCATAGTAGCCAGCCAGTGGGAGCACTAGAGCCAGCAAAGTGAAGCACTGTGCCAGTAGGAAGCAAACTAGATACACCCTGCGCTGTAACCGACGCAGATAAATCCGCTACAGTTTGCAATGTTGCTACGTTAGTCATGCGTGATCCCCATTTGTGTGTGTGTCATGTGTCACCTTAGTATGCCCAAGTAGGTTTAGCGTTTAGTTCAACGTCGCCTGATAGACCAATACCGGTTGCACCTGCGGCAGAGTCTTCGACAAAAGTTAGTGTTGAAACGTTAGGGCCGGCGTATGCCTGCTTAACACCAGTTGATCCACCGGTAGTCATACCTGACACTGGCTGATAAAACACTGATACGTTTTTAAACGTAACGCCGTTGATCGTAACGGTTAAAGACGTGACAGTTGCCGATGTGAATGTTCCAAATAAGTTAAATTTAATTCTCCACGCGCCATCTTGCGTTTGGTACGGAACAAAACACGCTCTAACAACAGCAAAGCCGGCTTGTGAACATGTCACAGTTGGTGCTGCACTGCTGTTATAAGTTGTTCCGTGAAAATATTGTTTTAGTCCTAGCTGCGTAGCTGTTGCGTCGTCCAAGCTAGAAGTAAGAGAGGGGAAAGCACCTTTCGCAGAACTAGAAACAAGCGGCAAGTTAGCGGCAGGAATAAGCCCACCAGTAATTTGCGTACCGTCAACACTCAGCGGAAAGTTAGTCCCAACGGCCGGAGCATTGAGAGCAAAGTTAATCACCGCACTTGTGAAGCTGGTAATGCTTGGCAGCGTGATCTGAATAAGACCAGCAGCCGTGATAGTCATCGAGTAACCAGCTGGCGGTGTGTCGCCAACGTAGCTAGGTGAGATGTAGTAGTTGGTCGCAGCGCCGTACTTACTGAATGGTGCTTTGACGTAGAATCGAATATCAGTTGGCGCGTCGATATACACCCAGCCTTCGATTGATCCAGCATCGTAAAGACTAACGTCCTGCACAGTGGTTGTGGCGTTATTGGCTAGCGTGATCTGTGTCCTAGCATTCGCCGATCCGACCACAGAGCCGCGCATGTTGAATGCCGTGAATCTTGTCGTGCTCGCAGCAACACCTAGAGGCTTAGATACGTAGCCAATCGTCGTAGGCTCGGTTGCCGTCACCTTCCCCGCAGTGGTGGCCGAGAGGAAGTAAACCGTGCCAGGTACGAGAGAGCCGCCTCCCTCAAGAAAGTTACTGCCTACCGTTGGGATCTCGCCAGCAAAGCTAAGGCGCACTGTGTTGGCATCTAGTACGGCATAGATAAAGCCAAGTACCTCGGCATTGGCCGATAAATCGCACTGAGCAAAGCCAAGCGTCGTGGCATTAATCAGGTATACCGGCCTACCAATATCCGCAGTACCGCCAACAGTAAGGCCGTGGCCGGTCCACGTGTAGTTAGCTTTGCCTCCGTTAGTAAGGCTAAGAGCGTTGGCGTCAATTAGATCGCCCGAGTTAATTAGCTTGGCATTCGCACCGTTCCAAATAATTGGCTTACCCATTTAGTATCCCCTTCAAAGGATAGTGCTCAGTTAAGAGCAGTAAGAACAAACTGACCTACACTTGCATTAGTATCGAGAGCTTTAAGAGATATTCTTGTGTTAATCGGAATAGCTAACTCATACGGCGCATCATTTCCGCCAGGTCCGATGTAAAGCTTATCGATTTCGCTACCTGCTGCACCGGTTGCAAGAATTATCGCCGATCCCGAAGAATCAAAGATATATAGGCGATTTATAACAGCGCTTGTTGATGCAAGAATTTGCACGTATGCACCAGTAGTTACCGGAGTTACTGCATAATTATTGCGAATAAGGCTAATGCTAGATCGGCCAGTTTGATTGACCGTTACTGCAGGACCGCCAACGACGCCTTGCACGGAAACTATGCCGGTAACTTGCACAGTCGTTCCGCTGGCATCGACTTTCACAGCTGTTGCACCGGCAATACCCTGAACAGTAATTACATCAGTCGATGCCGTCCCGGCTGTTCCCAGTGCAGGTTGCTTGGCCGATGTTGCTGCGCCAGTTGGAAGTGAGACAGTGCCCGATACATTGTTGACGTTCCACGTACCTGACTGTGTAGCAGCGACGGTGCCGGTAACCGTTGCATTCAGGTTTGCAGCCGTTGGCTGACTGACTGTTGCATTTAAGTTTGCAGCTGTTGGCTGACTGACTGTTGCATTCAAGTTTGCAGCTGTTGCCTGCGTTACTGTGACGCTTCCGCTAACTGGCTGAGTTACTGCCGAGCCGTCTACCTTTAGGCCGTTCGCCGTTCCGGTAAGGCCAGTAAGATTGCCGCCAACGTCAACAGCAACATACGTTGCATCAGCTGGCACCGCAGCGCCGGTGGGCGCAACAGAAGGGTTAGTAGCAATGATAGTACCGGCAATCGTAACGCTATCTGTGGCGCTATTAAGGGCGCGAGAAGGGTAATTAATGTCGCTCATATCATTTTCCCCGCAATTTTAACTGTGAGTGATCCCGCACCACTTGTTGCTACGTATGCCGCCCGCACGTAAGGATCTGGCAGCTGATTAAGCCCAATCCTGTGCGATCCAGCTACGCCAGCTGCAGTGGGAGTTGGGACAAGGGAAAGGTCCACCCAAGTCAAATTGTCTGGGCTCACTTGAACTTTGAATGTGCCGGTAGGCGTTCCGGTGAACGTGAGATACATAACGACGTTATCAAGCCAGCGTATGTCTGTTGCTGCACTCGTCACATCGGCGCTCATGTCGCCAGCCGCGAGGCTAACGAAGGTCGCTAGGTTATTTTTACGTCCTGACATCTTAGTCGCTCCTTATGGGTGAAAGGGTTGTTGCCCTACGCTCTACTTGATACTTTTTCGGTAATGCTTTGTGACCGACTTGATAAGCTTACATTGCTGGCACCTTTTTGAGTAGGTCGTATGCTTTGCTCAGCCTGCTCTTTTGCTTCCTCTTTTGCTGAAAGTGCGGCAAGTGCCTCTTGATTCCGCGCCACAATCTCAGGCCTAAAGCTGCTATCAAGAGGCATCTCAAGAAAGCGACTTAGTACCGCACGCCGTTGATAAGGCAGATCAACTTTACCCTCTGCCATCTTGTCGGCCAGTGAGCCGATAATAGACTGTTTCATGTCGCCATATAGCGAAGGGTAAACCGTTTTCAGTGTCTCTAGTGTCTCCGAGTTGACGGCGTTGGCCTCAAGTTGTTTAAGAGCTACCAGCGGATTTTCTACTGCATCAGCATAGCGCATAAACGTGATGATCTGGGCTTGGCTTGGTTGATAAGGCTGGTCCAGGATTCCTTTATCAGGCGGCTGCGGGACCTTACTGGCGAGGAATGATGTAGCTCTAACCGCTGCCAGCTGCAGGCCTTGGGTGATCTTTGGCGCATATTCAAAGGTGTCCTTTGTCGCTGCGTCGATCTGATCAAGCATGGCATCGGGAACGTCGGTAAGATTCTTTAGTCTCTCAACCGTTTTTTGATACTTCTCAAGTCTCTCAGCGTTGGTCATCTTTTCAATAATGACACCGGCACCGCGAGTAGGAGGCCGTACCTTCTCAAAGATAAACTTCGAGGTAGTCTCAACAGCCTTTGATGTTTTGCGACTAAGGCTTTCAATGGTTGAAAGGCCTTTAATAATATTCTCGGGATTAGTAAATGCCGTTCCAATCTGAGCCGCCATCCCAGCTAATCCGCCGGATTTAGCCGCGTCCATAAGATCACGAAAGTATCCGTGCCCGCCAAAGGTACTACTAACCACGTCCTTCGCTTTAAGAGCCTGCTCACTAGTTTTTTCTACAAAGTTTTTAATACTAGCAATGTCTAGTTTTTGCCCAGGTACGTTGCCCGATGTTTTTTCAATTTCGTCGATTACTTCGCGCCCAGCTTTCAAAAAATTCATTACGGCACGGTTGCGAAATTTGGCTCTATTGTCATTAATCTGATTAAAGAAGGTATTTGCCTTGGCCGGATCAATTTCCATAATCGGACGGCCTTTACCAACCTTAGATTCACGCATTAAAAACTGTTCGAGGCCTTCTTTAGAAGCAATAAATTCACTTATCTTATTATTGAATGCCGCCTGCCTTGCTCCTGCCTCACCCCAAGCCGTTCCGCTTTCAAGGCCAGACTTTACCTTATCGACCATTGGACTAATAATGTCGGTGATCGTGTCCACTTCGACTTCATTTGCCATTGATTCAAGGCGCTTTTTAAATTTCTGCATTTTTTGCAGCTGGGCTTTGCGCTTATCTAAGTCCCTAAATACTTCGTTTGCATTTTTGTAAGATTCAATGGGTTTGCTTTCCATTTCTTTTAAAATGTTGGCAAACTTTGCTTTTTTATTTGCACTATATTCAGATGGCTTAGATTCAATAAGTTTTACTGCCGAGGTTAAATCATCTTGCAAACTTTGCAGCTGGCGAAGTGGCTCATATAACTCTGCGTCTTTTAATAGTGCAGCGGTTTCCTGCGGCCGATATTTGCCGCTCACTTTCCTGGTTAGCTTGTCTAAGTTTTTGTAAATGTCGTCTACACTCGTTGTAAATTCAGTAACGAGGGCATCTTTTTGCGCTGTTGTGAGAACTATCTTCGTGGGATCCATTTGAGCTTGTAGGTTTGCCAGTATTTCCTGCTCAGGTTTTCCCGATGTAATGCTGGCAGCTTTTGCAGCTTTTCTGCTCAGATAACCTGGCTCAAAAACTTCCTTAGTTGTTGCCGCTTCATCAGCAATACCGCCGATAGTCTCGGCTACGTCGCCAGCCTCCGCGCCAACTTGGTCAAAAACACTTGGTGTCGGTCCGCCAACTTCTTTTAAAACTGATTTCCCAACCAGTGATTCATAGGCTTTGGCATAAGCTTTCTTGCTTTGCTCAAATGCCTTTTTGACACCAAGTCCCCCAACATGAAAGGCTGCGCCTAGCCCGCCGCCAAGTAGGCCGCCGTATCCTACGTTAGCCATAACCTTTTCGGCAGTTAGGTCTGGATCGCCGAGAGCAGATTCACTAACAGACTGACCAAGGCCAAAAGCCATACCCTCAATCGCACCGCCAAGTGCTTTGCCGCCTGTCTCCACTGCGAGATTAGCAATGGCACTAGCCGCCTGTGACTTTGGTAGCATGGCTGCAGCTTTGCCCACTGCCGTTGCTTCGGCCAGCTTTGCGCCTTTCACGAGCATGCCAACAGGACTAGCCGGAACAAAGGCCGTTGCGACACCGCCCATTAGTTCGGTAGCAAGTGAGGTGTCTGGATAATACTCTTTAAGAGCACTCAAATGCTCTGGACTAGTCAGGCCAGTCTTTACTGCGAGGTAATCTGAGACACCGAACGTACCGCCGCGAGCCGCACCAGCCAGACCAGCCTGTAGCTGAGCGGTGTCAGTGCCGTAGGTAAAGTCACGGCCAGCCTTTCTCAGATCATCGGGTGACGGCACCTTGTAGCCGTAGCGCGCTACGTTTTCGCTAACGTCCTCACCCGGAACAAAGACAAGCCCGCCGTCTGGATTAAACAGCACGCCTTGACCGGCGGGAGGCAGGTGAGTGCCAGCCGCCAGTCCTTCCGTTGTGGCTACCGGATCTAGTTCTTCTGGCAGGCCAGTTTTCGCATTGATAACTTGCATTGGTTACTTCCCGAAAACAGAGGTTTCTCGGCTTTGCCTTCCCGAAGGATTAAGGCCTGGAACGTAGGCGCTATAGTGAGCATTCATTTTGGCTGTAAGCATATTTTGCAGCTGATCAATTTTGGCGCGTGACTTGGCGTCAAAGAAATCACCGACGCTTGGCACCAGAGGCTCTAAAAGATCAATGTCAGCCTTGGTCAATGCGCCTAGATCGAGCATGGCTTTGCTTTTCAGGTCGGTCAAAATTCTTTGCTCAATCGTTTTTGCAATAGTGTTGCGCTTACTTAGGGGAAGCGTTCCACCTTGGTCCATAAATTTTTTGGCTTCATTAAGGGTATTTTGCACCGAGTAAATAGAACCCTGAATCTCGCGGACTTTAGAAGCCGCCTCTTTATTAAAGGCCGGAACAAAATTGCCGTTAGGCATTTGCACAAGTTTGTCCTGCATGTCCTGACTAAGTTTTTGAACGTCTTTAGGACTAATCCCAGCTGGATTATTAAGCTTTTGTGCGGCAGCTTGTGATGCGCCAATTTGCTGAATAAGGGCCGCCTTCTGCAGATCAATTTGGCCGTTGGCTACCTGTGCAGCTGCGAGTGCCTGACGACTGCCCATCTTGGCTGCAGCTTGGTTAATCTGCGCCTGCGTAATCGAGAGCAGCTGGGCTTTTGTGGCATTTGCCGCATCTTGGATGTTGTTATACTTAGCCATGTTGAGGCTGAGCATGTTTTGCTTTTTACCGATCTCAGCCTTTTGCGCGTCGATATCTTTATTTACCGCATCCTGAATAATACCAAGCGCACGGTTTTCCGTTCCCTGCATCCCGCCAGCGACACCGCCAAGGAATATCGAGATCCCGGCCAGCACACGGTTGCCTGTGCTCATGTTGGACCATACGCGAGTTGGGTCGATCTTTTGCGTCATTACGTCATTTTGGATCTTGTTGATGTCAGCCATCGCAGCATCGGATTGACGTTTTCTTTCAATCTCGTTTTGCCGCAATTCCTTCATTTGCTGTTCATACACTTGGGCTTGTTGTGTGGCTGCGTCGGCATGAGCCTGCGCCTGCGCCATGGTGCCTTGTTGAATCTCGTTAAAGGCCTTGGTGTAATCGCTAGGTAGGCCAGCTGGTGCCTGCTGCTGCGGCTGCATGAATTGTTGCGTCTGTGCGAGATAACCAGGCAGGCCGGTTTGAGCCGGTGCTGGTGCAGATGCCTGAATCTCAGATGGCTGCTCAAAATTCATGCTTGGTCCCATTAGACCAAGGCCAGTTCCGGTAGCAGCATCGGCACGCGGAAAGTTAGCGCCAAGGGTTGATTGCTGCTCGGGAGTCATGAAGTTAATGCCTTCATACGGCGCTATGGCTGGTCCAACGTCCTCAAGTTTGACGTTGCCGCCAAGCAAAGTAGCCGGATTAGACGGCGCAGCAAACATCATGTTTTCCTGCTCGGTAGGCATGACAAAGCCGCCGTCGGCATAGCCTTGCGGCAAACTTCTGATTTGTCCCATCGTTGTGTCATCAAGGCCAAACTTGGCAACAGGGAACGATTCATTGCCGTCGTGTAACGTGAAGTGGTTTTCTTGCTCGTCAATTAAGCTGATAGGCATAGTGGTATTCCTTATTTTTTGCTGCGAGCTTTGAGGACTTTAGAGTAACTAGGCTCCTCATCCCAATCAGTCAGTGCCTCGATAAAGCTCTTAGCGTCTTTTTTGCTACCTGCTGCACTGCGCGGGATAACGATCTCACCAGGGCTGAGATTTGCAGGGACAACGTCATTCTTAAGTGTGTCGCCGTCATATGGAGCGGTGCCATTAATACGGCCGCCGTGGGCCTTTTTTAATGCAGCTGCTCCAACTTGACCAAGTGCCCCTGCGCCGTAACCAACAGCCTGCACAGTTCTAGCTTTGTCTGCAGCAATGGCTGCCTGGTTAGCTTGTTCAATATTTGCCTGTATTCTTTTTGACTCTAGATCGGCTTGGGTAAGCTGCCCGCCAATCTTTGTCGCGCCTTCAGATCCAAGTGTTGCTGCTCCAGAAGCTAGGCCGCCCAGCTGTTTTTGAGCTTCCAGCTGTTGCTGCAGTCCAAGGATGCCTGCTTGCTGAGTTGTCTGTCCGCCCAGTTCGGCCTGCTTATTGGCTGCCATCCGAGCAGCTATAGCTGGGCTAAGGCCGCGTTGACTGGCTAGCTGAGAGTTAACGTCGGCTAGATTTTTGGTTAAACCTTGTTGCAACACTTGCTGAGCGAGTGAGCCGCCGGGACCAAAGTTACCCTGCGTTTGTTGCTGCAGCTGACCAATCAGACCGGTCATTGCACCAGCACCAGTGTCATATAAATCGGTTAATTGACCAGCCAATACTTTTTGCAAAGGCGTCATTTCTTGTGCGACCGCTTGATAATCATTTTCTTGTTGTTGTAGTAGCGGAGTAGCGCCGCCTGGAGGTCCAAGCTCTACGTCAAGCAAACCAGGTATCGGATTAACGTCCGGCGGTAAAATTGGTTGCGCCCCGGTCCTCACATCCCCAACAGAAGATTGGTTTCTATTTGGTCCAGCACCAACCCAACTGAGAATCTCGTCCGTAAAGCTTTTTGGTTTTTTTATCTCAGGTAATTTAGGCATTCTCATTCCCATTATCCAACACTCCTTGCCGCAGGTAGTTTATTGATCCCTTGTTTTACACCCATTTCAAATGCCATCGCGCTAATGCTGTAGCCTTCCGCCAGTGTCCCAACATCTGGCGCAATGTCCTGAATAGTGAATTTCATTGATTGGCACTTCTGCCTACTGAGAAAAATCCGGTACTGATATAGCGGATCATTGATAGCCGTGATGGTAGTGGTCTGAACAATCGCATCATTGAAATCGACACAGATATCAACCTGCAGCTTGTGCGGTGACTTGTATTCGCCAAGTAGCAAAAGCTTATATAGGCGCTGATACCCTTGCAGATCGGCAAACGATAGCCATCCGGTTGTTAGCTTCATGCTAATTGAAGTGCCTGCGTCCGAATATGCTCCCGGTGTCTCCTGCAGCGTTGTGCCGTCGGCTTTACAATACGTGTATTTATTTTGGTAAATGCATGCCTGCACTACAGCATGATTGGTAAATACTGACCATTGATCGAACAAATAATTGTAGGTCAGCACTACTCCCGAGCTAAGCCCAAAGCGAAATTGATTGAGGTTATAGATAAGATCAGCGCTCAGTATTTCCTGTGAGTTATATGCTTCTACTGGTGCACCGATATAGCTAACCGACATGGAACGATCAATTAGGTAAAGGCCTTTGGCTGACTTATAGATGACGCCTGATGGTCCGAGCACAATCGACTGGCCGTCAATACAGCCGCTATCTGTTGCGATAACCTGCGGCGGATTAAAGTCATTGCCAGTGCCGTTTGGCGCAGGTCCATTGCCAGACAATGCAAAGATGTTGGCGTTTTTGAAAAACACAAGCTTTTCATCTATTTGCTGGATGCCGACAATGCTGCCGCCTCTTTCGTCGACGCTACTAATGAAGGAATCACTAAATTCAACCGGAGATCCCGCAGCGCCGGGAGCAGCCGGGATAATTTCTTTTGAGTACCACCAAGTATTATTGGCTTCCTGTGGGATCGCTACCAATCTTTGATTGTAGGTAGCCAGGTATTTTGTAGCACCGGGATCAACGTTTTCTACGACACCGCCCGCCGTATAGAGCAAAGGCTGACCGGTATAGTTACCACTGGAATCAACAAAGGTAATGGTGGGCGTTCCCGGAGTATTAACAAAGGCTCCGTTATAACCACTAGTTTCTAACTTATAAAAATTGATGCCGTCACTAGATCTATAGATGCCAATAAAAATGCCGTCTGACCGGTTAGTCAGCTGCAGCATCGGAATGGTGACAGTAATAGTGCGACTCGCGGCAACAGTCAGCGCTGCACTGGGCGAGCTAGGCGCTGATATATAGGTTTGTCCGAATGAATCAACCCACTCATAGGTATAGATATAATAATAAGTGCCAGCTGGCGTAAATCCGGCTCCTGAATCAACCGTGGTTGCAATCGACGGTGCCTGAAGAAAGTTGTGCTCGCATAGCTGTTTTCCGTCGTAGGCATAAACAAAGCCACCGCTCACGTGTAGCGTGTTTGCCATTTCAGCAAAGACTGGCTTGTGATCAAACGAGATGACATAGGACCAAGCAACAAGTGCCTTACTGGCGTTGGCTGTTGTGCGCTCAATTAAAGCTGTGGATAATTCACCGTTTGATTGTGCGTAAACCGACGCAGCATTGCCAAGCATAGTGCAGCCGCTTTGAGCGCAAAGCTTTGCTACAGCTTGACCGTATGTTGCCGTTACTGTGTCTAATATAAAATATGACTGAATTGATGCGCCGTCATAGCTATTAATAATTAAATACGTCTTATTAAGGTGCGTGAATGGTTTGCTGTAAATCGAGGCATTTCTAATCAGCGTAGAACCAGATCCTGTGACTGTTCCAGCTGAATACTGAGCATTTATTTTAACGATAAAAGCAGGATCGGTATAAACGTTGGCACCAGCTGAATCGGTAACAAAGAAGGTGCAAAGAGTTTGGCTACTTGGCGAGATAATGCCAACCACGTCATATATGGCTGTTGCCGATGTATATAACGTGGCTACAGGAAAGTAAGTGCCAGCTAAGTTACTAGTATATCCCTTAGCTTTAACAATTAGGCCTGAGTTACCTGCAGCCCATATATTATGAGCAGTATCCGCCACAAGGCTGGTGCCTCTTGATGCATTTATTCCTGTAGCTGCCTGAGCCGCAGAAATTACCAGCGTGCTAGATATTGTAAGAACGTTCATAGTGAACGATCCAGAAACGCCATCGGCATAAGCTATATATATAATGCCGTTATCAGTGATGGCATCGAAGCGCGATCCTCCATAAAATAGTCCTGCCGTTGTTCCTTCTGCTTTGATTAATACCGGAGCACTTTGCACTGATAAATTGCCGCTATCTATTGCGACATAATACAGGCCAGCAACACCAGAATAAGTACCGTTAAAAATCAAAAGAAATTTAGTACCAACTTTAACAGTTCTAAAAAACTGAGAGATGACAGTTATATTTGTTCCTGATCCTATTTGAATATCTGAACTAATAAACGAGTTGGTAGTTATGTCTTTGAAGCTATAATAAATGCAATTTACGCCATCGGCTGGCCGTACTTTTAGATAGGCCAAGAATTGTAAATTGGTTGTTGTGTCGACAAAAGAATCGGCTGCAGTGGAAGTATTGCCAGTCGTACTGAATGAGGTCGATGCTGCGGATCGAGACACGTTTACTGGAACATAGCTGCCTTTAACGCGCGACCATTTGCTTGTTGATGGGCTGTAGCTATAGCCATAAGGGCCCTCGTTAGGGTTACCGGGAATAAATGAAGCAATTGATGACAGGGAAAAAAGAGTGTCTTTAAACGTAGCTAATCCGATTGATGCCGCAATGGTGTCGCCGTCGGTAGTAGCTTTGGAAAGTGCTGCATAGCCGTTGCGTTTAATCAGACTGTTAGTGGTCTGAAATACACCGTTTTCTAGGACTAGCAGCTTACCTGGCAACACTTGCTTTCGGTCTGTCTTAGTGTCGACACCTTGAGCAAATGAGATCGGTATTTTGTTTTTTTGCAAAGGCATTAATAGACCTTTCAGAAAACGTATATATTCACAACAACCACTGCACTTGACGTTAATCTAAGCGTTGTAGTTGGTGACGGATTTGTATCCTGTGTGTCGTAAATCGATGCGCTGGCACGTTGCCGCACGATAAACCATCCCAGCAACAGCCGTCCTAGCCCATGCTGAATGGTGTTAGATCCAACGGCCAGCGCGACATTTTTTAAAATGATACCAGACAACAAAACATTGTTGCCTAATGGCTCAATAAAATTTGCAATGTTGTCCTGCAGCTGATTAACCACTCTGTCTGTGGTTTGGACCTTAAAGAGCCTGGGCATTAGTACGTTCCCCAGTTTGTCCCACTGCCTGAGCCTGTGGGAAACCAGAAATCGCTGTATAAGTTGTCAGACACCTTGGCTGGGCTGCCCACGTCCCGAGATTCAGCCATAGCCTCAATGCGCCTGATCAGCATTTGCTTTTCTGCCATCAGCACCGACACGTCCGATTCTTCCTTTTGCATGCACTTCATCGCAGCATCACAAATGATGTATTCGGTCCAGCCGCTGATACCGTCAACAGTGTCGGTGTCGTTTGCTAGCGTTGTCATGCGAGGGATATACCAAAGCCTGATGCGCTGATTAGCTGCAGGAATTGGAGTAAACCATAGTTTGTCGCCATTGATTCTGTAGCGCAGGTTAGTCAGACCGTAAAAGCTTTGGAAGTTTGGGACGGCATAGCGATTGCGGTCGATAAACTCAAAAGGCCTGATTGTAACGTAGCTATCTGACGTGTTGCTTAATGCTAGGTCTACACCGAGTAGCTTATAAAACGGCGGACTAGTCGGCAGCGCATACTGATCATTAGTTCCGTTTGTTGTAATCGTATAGGCAGGCGCAACGTAGTAGTTATCGCCGTATTTGCTAACTAATAAGTCATATAGTTCAAAGTAGCTTTGATTGATGTAGCTGTTCAGTTCGGCATCAGTGACAAACTGGCTATTCACCATGTCAGCACGTTGCCTGGTAGCTGCGCGCAATTCAGCAAGTGTAAGAGTTGTTGCCATTATTTCCCCTGTTAGAAAAAACGGCAGGGCATATAAAACACCCCGCCGCAGCCCTTAGACTTTCCTGACACCTAGTAACCTTCTTCGCCTTCTTCTTCTTCCTCGTATTCCTCGTGTGGCTCAGAGTCCACCTTAAGGAATATGGCTTTCACTGCGTCATATGCTGCCATTGCGTCTTTGGCAGCAAGTGCATCTAACAGTTCACGCCCGAGGGCTTCACACTCATCATCGTCAGCTGGCTGCTCGGCTTTTTCCTCATCGGGATAACCGTGCATTTGGCTAATGATGATTGTCGCTGCTTTTTTCTTGTCGGGGATAATCATGCTTATTCCCCTTTGCCTTTTACCGAGCTATTGCGCAATTTCACTTCAAAATACAGCTTAGATCCATCGGCCGGGTCAACCGCAACACCTGCATCTGATAAACAATGGAAATAAAGAACGGTGCCTGGTGTTGTTGGGTTAAGGCTTGCTTGTGGATCTCCAAAAAGCTCGACAGTATAAACGCCAGACACGCCAACTTGTTGCACTGTCGAAGTTGATCCATTTACTCCGGCATCTTGGGTGGCAAAGGCTACGCCGATCGCTGGTTTGACGCCAACAGGTAAACCCGATGCCTCCCAACTTTCTTGCGTCATGTTACCGACAGTCGTGATTACAGCCTGAACGCCAATAGGCCAAAAACCTGCAAATAAATTTCCACCATACGGCGGAGAAACAAACATTGCAGCAAAAGACAGGAATCGGTTGTAATTGTCTTCTAGTCTAAGCTCGTAAATCCCCTGAGCCTTTCTAGTAAGAGATTTAACTCCCGAACCTTTGAGGTCACTGGTAACGCCGTCAACACCGATTGCAGCAGATCCCTCAATCCAAACCGGATAGTGGTTTAGACCAAAGAAAAACTGCTGGAAAAACCTATTAGCCATGATTTTATCCTTTTAAAAAAGGCCAAGGCCGCACTGTGGCAGACCTCGGCCTTCGCAGTTAATTAAACGCTGAAAGTTACGTTAGCATTCCAGCCTGGTGCGTTTGACGACAAATTGCTGTAATATCCGATCCTTACCTCGCCAGCGTCCGCGTTCGAAACCCTTAGCATTTCCAGGCCGTCACCATAGCGAAGGATTTGCGGTGCTTCGCCAAGGCTGTTGAGGCACCAGCTGTTCATTTGCAACAGGTAGCCTTTTTGTGGCTGACAGTTACGATCTGGGAACACTTTGATCATGCTGTTAGCGCCGTTTACCATGATGCCGCGGAATGCAATTTCTGCTGGGCCTTTCATGTCAACGTACTGGACTTTAGAGCCCAAAGATTTTTCTAGTGCCGCGTAGGTAGCAAAGTTAGTGATGCAAACATCAGGTTTGCCGCCTTCTCGTGCTAACAAGCTGGAAGAATCAATCAAGGATTCTTCGATCGATTGCGCGCTGCCGTCGTAGCGAATACCAGCAAGACGAGTTACGTCTTGGCTACGGTCTACGCCAAAGAAGTTATCGCCCGATGTTGGGGAAACGTCCGGAAGCCAAGCCGCGAGGCCTTTGACTTTTGCGTTCACGTCACCTTGGACCAAAAGGAAGTCTGCAGGTGCCCAACCCGACGGCGTACCAGCTGCGCCGCCAAGTCCGGTAGCGGAGACAGTCACGGTGCCAAGGCTACGGTTAACAGCGATAACGTAACCAAGGGCAGCGCGTGGTGTCCCGCCATCGGTCGCGTTGGCTTGCAAGGTTTGGTTAACTTCAAACTGAACAACATCAGCGACGTTGCTCAACTGAATTACACCGGATGTAATGGTGCCGACTATGCCGATCGAACCAGTGCCCGAACGGAACAAAGCAGAAGCGAGCGAGTTAGTGATAGAGCGGAATGCGCCGTCTACTACCAACTTAGCACCTTCGAGGAACGACATTTTGTCGGTACGCGATGCGAGCATGGTTTGGTTATCAATGGTAGCTAGCGAGTAGTCAGAGACTCTCGTCAGCAAAAACGATTGAATTTGTACAGGCGACTGATTCCCTTGAGCGTTAGAAAATGTTGCTGACCTACCTTGAGAAACACCAGTGATAATCGGAATTGGTTTGTATTTCAGTTTTGTTATCGCTAAGGCTCTTTATCCCTAGCTTCTAAGTCTTCTAGTACTTGTTGTACTTCCTAGAGTTTTCCGAAGCTGTTAAGTATTGAAGATTATTGGCAACATGAAGGCCCGAAACATTTTTCCCTCTTAACGGAATAATGTGATCTACCGTCATGCTATCTGGGCAATTCATATAAAATTGCTTAATAGCATCAAGATCAGCCCATTTTGGCGTTGCTCGTTTAATGTGCGGTTTATTCACGCGTCCCCAATATTTTGCTTCACGCGGATCTTGAGCATAACGCTCGTGAGCGCGTTCCCGCATTTTGGGCAAGACCAGATCGCGGTTGTTCCGATGATACGATAAAGCGCGCGCTGCCTGACAAGGCTTGCATCGGCTATCGTATTTGCCGGGACGATCTTTTCTTGGTGTGAACAACTCTAACATCTTCATTTCTTTGCAGCTGGAACACTGTTTGGTTCGACTTAGCTCAGAGTACAT